TAATCCTAAAGCATTAGAAGATGTAGATGCGGTAGATGAAGATGGCAACCCAGTATGGGAACAAGAGCTAGATAATTCTGACCCAGAGAATCCAGTCATGGTAGACACCGATGTTCAGGTAGTTACTCATGGTCTAAAGCACACAATGATAAACCAAGTTAAGCATACAGCAGGTACGATGCTAGCACAGACAGATTGGTATGTAGTACGCAAAGCAGAAAGAGAGGTAGCAATACCAGAAGACGTAGTAGCAAAACGCTCTCATGTAGTAGCAGAATCAGAAAGACTAGAGGTAGCTATAACAGGATGTACTGATGTAGAGGCGTTGATTGAGGTAATGAACTCACAAAACTGGAGTGAATAATGTTTGGTATAACCGCATTTTCTGAAGCACCATTTAGTGCAATATCAACAGGCATAAGATTTGGTGCTGCCTCTATTGTTGCGGCAGCCGTAGTATCGGTTATTACTTCACCACAACCCGTAAGTGGAAACGCCTCTGTTAATGGTTACGCTAATGTTGTGGTTGTGCCTTCTGGAATTATTCGTGGAGCTTCAGCATCCATTCTTGGTAATGCTAATGTTATTGCCTCACCAAAAGGAACAGTAGGTGGTAGTGCAGTTATTACTGGAAATGCTACTGTAGTTGCAATATCAGCAGGACAGTTAGTATTTGGTACAGCTAACATAGACGGAACAGCAACACTTTCTGCAGATGGTAACTTTGTTGCAACAGGTTATGCTTCAGTTAATGGACTAGCAACAGTAGACGCACAAACTTCAGTAACATACAGTGCACACGCCTCTGTATCAGGCACAGGCAATTTAATCGCTGATGGACACATTCAAGGTAATAATTGGACTGATGTTCCTGTTGGCACAAACATATGGTTAAGGATAGGATAAATTATGAGTAGAGATAAGGTAAGCGAATGGTCATCCACTCCATCGGATAATACTGATATTGGTGGTATTAATATTGCGGAAGGTATGCCGCCCGCAAATGTCAATAATGCTTTAAGAATGGCAATGAGTCAACTTAAAGACCAACAAACAGGTACTGATAGTGATAACTTTACTGTTGGAGGCAATTTAGCTGTTACAGGAACGTCTACTTTTACAGGAATACCTACTGGACCAACTGCAACAGCAGGAACTAATACAACGCAACTAGCAACTACCGCTTTTGTACAAACAAAGGTAGGAACAGTTGGCACTATGGCTGCACAAAATGCTAATGCTGTAGCAATTACAGGTGGTTCAATTACAGGATTAACAGCACTTACTACAGCAAGTGGAACTATATCTACAGCAACATTAACCGCTTCTACGCAGCTTAATTTGGGTGCTAACTGGAGCGTTGTTCAAACAGGGACAGACTTAATTTTTAAATATGCTGGTGTTAATACTATGAAAATAGCAGCTACAGGAGATTTAACTGTTACTGGAAATATAACTGCATACGGAACAATATAATGACTTTTGAAGAAAGGTTTGAGCAGGACTATCATGACCCAGATAAATTAGATACATTAGTTAATGACATAGTTTTGTCTACACATGATTATAATTTGTTATCAAAGATTGATAATAGAATTACAGAGATTTGCTTAAAAGAAGCTTTATTGCAAATAAGAGTTAATAAAAAACTATCACAAATGAGGAATCAATAATGGCAATACCAGATTCTGGAGCTGTAACATTAAACGACTTACAGTCTAATTTAGGTGGTAGTAGCCCTATTGGTATATCTGAATATTATAAAGGAAGTGCTATTCTTCCAATAAATGTTGGTGGAGCTAGTGCAGTGCCTACGAGTGGCACTATTAGTCTTGATGATTTTTATAGCCTTCCTACAAATTTAGCCTACACACAAGGGTCAAGCATATTAGTTACTAGCACTGGAAACCCATCAAATAGACCATCGCTAGATATATCTTCCTATTTAACAGGTAAACAAAGAACAGTAGGTAATACTTTTACTGTAGTTACTTATCCTAATGCTGGAAGTTTCTGGGCATACTACGCTCCATTTGTAACAACTTTTACTTACGGAACAGCTCAAACATTTCAAAGTCCAAGCACTGGTGGTAAGTCTACTTATAGACAAACTATTTATAATGGAGCTGGGACTATTACTTTGTATTCTTATTACTCTGGTGGAAGTACCAATTATAAAGAAAGCGGTTGCTACATATCAGAAATTCGTTATTAAATTTTACTAGAGATTAATTAAATATGTCAACTCAAAGAGTTCAGTTCACGGAGTGGTTGCCTGACCAGCCTGACAATTCAGGTGGGTTAAATGATGCGTTAAATGTTATTCCAGTATCTATTGGCTATCAGCCTTTTCCTAATGCAGTAGATTTTAGTGGAGAAGCATCAGAGTTATTAAACTCGGTATTTGTAGCTAAATGGGGAACAGAAGTCGTAGTGTTTGCTGGTGGAGCAAGTAAACTATTTAAGTTTAATGGGGATACAGAAGCATTAGAAGATAAATCTAAAGCTGGTGGATATAGCAGCATACTGCCTTGGAAATTTGTGCAATTCGGTCAGACTGTATTGGCGGTAAATGGTGATAACTTTATTCAATACTGGACCATAGGTGTTTCTACTGTATGGGCAGATATAGTAACTTCTCCTAAAGCAAAACAAATAACTATAGTAAGAGATTTTGTTGTGGTAGGGAATTTACTGACGGGTTCTTTAGCATCATCTACTGTTCAGTGGTCTGACATTAATGACGAAACTGATTGGACATCTGGCTCTACATCACAGTCAGATTTACAGGTCATTGCTGATGGTGGTAACTTGGTTGCTATTACTGGTGGCGAATTTGGTTTAGTCTTTTTAGAAAAGTCTATTTCCAGAATGAGTTATGTTGGGTCACCTTTGTTTTTCCAATTTGATAATATCTCAAGAGGGCTAGGCTGTTTATCTGGAAATTCTGTATGCCAATATAACAATGTAACTTTCTTCCTATCAGATGATGGATTTTATAGTTGTGATGGCACAAGCGTTACTCCAATAGGTAATGAAAAAATAGATAGATGGTTTTTTGATGATATAGATTTAGCATTAATAGGTAGCATGAGTTCCTCTATTAACCCTACTTCTAACATAGCTATTTGGAACTATGCCAACAACGCTGGCGGAAGAAGTATGTTAATTTACAACTGGTCATTAGGTAAGTGGTCAAGAGTTACTACTACAGCTACCGTTCTAGGCAATATAGCGACTGTAGGAACGACTTTAGAAGGATTAGATATTTTAGGGTACACCGACATAGATGCAATGCCAGCATCGCTTGATGCAAGGCTGTGGGTAGGTGGTAAATTCTTATTTGCTGGTGCTACAGGAGCTAAAATATCAACCTTTTCAGGAGCAGATTATAACTCGCAATTAGTTACCACAGATATAGAGGTTGGTTATAACAGCGTGGTTAATTTAATTAGACCACAAATAGATAACGGTAGTGCAGATATTGCTATTGCTAGCCGTAGAGAATTAGATGACTCTGTTATTTTTAGTCCTACAGTAACGACTACTTCTGAAGGTAGAGCTAATGTCAGAAGCGGAGGAAGATACCACAGAATAGCTGTATATCCCACAGGAAACTGGACTACCGCTATGGCTATAGATGTTGATATTAAACCACAAGGTAATAGATAATGTACAGAACTTTGCCTTATCAGGGCGGTGAGCCAAGAGCAGTTGCAGAAGTAGTAAACAACGCTATGAATGGTAAGACCAATAACACAGGAACGATAACACTTGCGGATGGCGGTGCTACTAGCACAACATTAAGTGATGAACGAATAGGTTATGATTCTATTATACTTCTTACACCATTAAGTGTCGCTGCTGCTGGAACTGGGGTACAGCTTCCTCATGGATTATTTGAACATGATACAACACAAAATTTTTCTGCTAACATAGCCACTAGAGTTGCTTTAGGAGTAGAAGAAAGTGCTTATGCTATGTCATTAGCAAGCGATAGAGTTACAGTGGATTACGCAGGATATTATAATGTAACATTTATGGGAAGGTTTAATAATCCTTTATCTCAAATTCACAATGCTTATTTGTGGTTTAAAGTAAATGGTGTAGATGCTCCTCACAGTGCAGCATCTGTAACTATTCCAGATAAACAAGGTTCAATAGAAGGTGCTGCTTATGTAAACCTAACACATCCTTTAGATTTAAACGCTAACGATTATGTAGAAGTTTTTTGTGCTGTAGATGACGCTAATGTAGCTTTAACTGCATTAGCTGCACAGCCAACACCTTACGCCAGACCTAGTGTACCTTCTTCAACACTAGAATTAGTTATGCACTATCCATCACAAGTAAGCGGTTCTACTGGATTGCCTTATATTAGTGATAGACAAAAAGGTCAGGCAACCATTACCCACCTGCCTAATAATGTGGCAGACAATACCTTTGGGTATATAATAGTAGGGTAATCAACCAACCAATTTAGTCTTATGAAACTATATGTCGTACCAACCAATCATGTATATCAGTATTGGGATTTAGCAGAGCCGTTATTACAAAAAGCATTAGATAAAGGTAATGGTGAGTTTACTGCTGACCAATTAAAACTATTAGTCATACAAGGGCAACAACAACTGTTGGTGCTGATGGATGAAGATAAATGCCATTGTGCTTTTACTGTACAGTGGATTAACTTTCCAAACGAACGAGTAGCTTATATTACTTATATGGGCGGAAGAAACACTAAAGCAGGCTTTGAAGACTTTAAGGTCTGGGTTAAAAGTCATGGCGGAACTTGCATTCAAGGTTCTACCAAATACGAGAGTATAGTGAAGTTATTTAATAAGCTATACGGTTATGAAAAAAAATACACACTAATGGAGCTAAAAATATGAACGATTATTTTCCAGAGCTAGACGGAAACCAATCTATTGACAATGGAAAGATGGGTAGAAAGTTATTTAAAGGTGGTGGTGGTGGTCAGCAACAAACTACTACGTCTGAAATTGACCCCATGCTAAAACCGTATATTTCCTATGGGCTAGATGAAGCTAAAAACCTTTACCAAGCAGGTGCTCCAGAGTATTATCCAGGTCAAACGTATATAGACCCATCTGCTGCAACTACCTCTGGGTTAGAAGCTGCACAGGCTAGAGCAACAGCAGGAAGTCCATTATTACCAGCAGCACAAGGGCAACAATTAAGCTCTATACAAGGTGATTACTTGTCCGCAGGCAACCCTTACTTTGCTAGCATGATGTCATCAGCTGCAGCACCAGTTATATCAGAATACAATAAAGCTACACAAAACCTTAACAGCACTGCATCACAGGCAGGTAGATATGGCTCAAATGCTCAAACACAAATGCAATCAGATGCTACTACTAACCTAGCAGACGCTTTATCTAGGCAAGGTGCTCAACTAGCATACCAAAACTACGGTCAAGAAAGAGGATTCCAAAACCAAGCAGTGGCTAATGCACCACAACTAGCACAGGCTGACTATGGTGATATACAACAGCTAATGAATGTAGGTAAAACACAAGAAGACTATTCAAGACAAGCATTACAAAGTGATATTGATAGATACCAATATGGTGCTAATGCTCCACAACAACAGTTAGGTAGCTACTTAAGTGCAGCTTATGGTGCTCCAGCTCCAATTAATAGCACCACAACGACTACAGGGGGTGGTAAATAATGGCTTTTCCATTTGCAATCCCTTTAGCTTTGGCAGGGGGTGGTTATTTAGTTGATAAATATGGATTTGGTGGAAACGGAATGACTGGATTAGGAGCTGGCTTTTCTGCTGGAACAATGGGTGCTGATGGTGGTAAAGGTGCTACAGCAGGAGCAGCAACTACGGCTGGAGGAACAACACCAGCATTATTAGCGTCAAAAACAGCTGCTGGTACTTTAACAAATGCTGGAGCAGTAGCTCCTGGAGTCTTTGACGGATTATCATTGGGTGCAGGGGGTTATGATGCAACTGCTGGATTAAACTCTTTAAACTCTGGCTCTAATCTTATGAGTGCAGGAAACAATATTGCTTCAGCATCTAACGCATTTACATTACCAACTGAAGTTAGCAATGTATTAGATATAGGTAAAGAATACGCTGGTAAAGCTTATGATTATGTAGACGAAGGTTTAGAAGGTATGTCTTTTTCAGACAAATTAAATGCAGGAGCATTAGGATACCAAG